CATCTAGGTAAAACTAGTAAATATAAATCCGAATATGATGATAAGCTCTTAGTAAGAGAGCCTAGATCTAGCAATCGTAAACATCTTAAAATTAAAGATAAAGATTTACCATTTGTAGGATATGATGTCTGGAACGGATATGAAGTTTCAGGATTAACGGATAGTGGATTACCTGTTAACGCTGTCGCTAAAGTAGTATATCCTTGTGATAGTAGATATATTGTCGAATCTAAATCTATGAAGTTATATTGGAATAGTTTCAATATGACGAAGTTTGGTGAAACAATAGAAGATGTAGCAAGTGGTATTGAATACCATGCTGCAGCTGATCTCAGTAAGCTGTTACAAACAGAAGTAAGGGTTAAATTATTCTCCTGTGATACAGATTTAAAAGGAGTATCAAATCCGTTCTTAGAATCATATGATGCTGTACCAAATTCATTAGCAATAATTCCAACTAAGAAATATGTACGGTTAGAACACTTCCTAAAATCAGATATTACCATTACTAAGTATACAGAAGACCCATCTATATTTGATACTAAATATACCTCTATGGCAGAGCCTAATAATCTAAATGTAATGTCTTCATTACTTAAAAGTAATTGCCGTGTTACATCACAACCAGATTGGGGAGATGTATTTATTCATATAGAAGGACACTGGTTACCTGGAATAAAAGAGCTACTTGAATATATTGTTTCGTTTAGAGACGAAAACCACTTCCATGAAGAAATATGTGAAACTATTTATAAACGCTTGTACGATAGGTTCTCCCCGCGAGAACTAATGATTGCATGTTTATATTCACGGAGAGGTGGTTGGGATATTAATCCAGTTAGAGCTAATAAAATAGAACTAATTGATAATACCATGTGGGATGAAACTATCCCGTGGGTTAAAACCATTAGACAATAAAAAAAGGACGCTCTTTCGAGCGTCCTTCGATAATAATCACTATTAGGATTACTGGAATGCCGACTGGGTCGTACCGTTTCCTGAGAAGGATTGGGCTAGACCAAGTACAAACACTACATGGTAGTAATTGTGCGCACCAAAGAGGTGATCAACAACACCATAACGTGTCAACATACCGACCTTCGGATAGAAGGAGTTCGGATCAATTGAACGCTGAACCATAACAGGAATATAAGGACAGTAAATGATACCAGTATCATAATACTCAGGGCCCTTATACCCAAGCAAGGCATACTCAACCTTATTGTTCGCATTAACCGTACCTAGGTTATGCTGCGCTTCAGTACGTGTATCGCGATAAACGTTAAAACGTCCACCAACGTTACCGACCTTAGCAACACCAACCGGTTGTGTGTTAACATTACCGTTCATTGTCATCCAAGAGAACTCAGGGAGCATCTCAAGAATAGCACAAACACTAGGTGTAGCAACAACAAAGTTAGCAGCACCACGACGGTTCTTAACAGCCATCCTATTAGCCTCGATGATCAACTTCTGATAGAAGTCACGATTCCTCTCACCTAACCAGCGAGCGTCAGCAGCGGAGACCACATATTTGGAAATACCGCCACCTGATTGACCAGCAACAATAGCTGCTTGAATCATGCGAATGATCATTTCACGGTCAATCTCAGCTTGGATCTCATATGACATAGCATTTGTCAACTCAGCGTCAACATCAATACCATTCATATTCTTAAGATCCTGCTCAAGTTCAACCGACCAGCGAGCGTTCAACCTACGAGTACCAGCCTCAACAGCCGTCTTCTCGAAGCTCAACTCAACTGTAGGAGCTGTCTTAGCACCATCAAGCTCGAAAGCTGACAGAGCAGCAGCAAAACCAGAGTCTGCAACACCAGGACCGTTAGCAGCTGATAACCAAGGATGAGCAGATCCAATAAGAAACTTATTCTCACTGTTCGCGGCATCCTCAGACAACTGCGCTTGGGCCTTCGTCCAACCATCAGCACCAGAAGCACCGGTGAATGCTGTACCTAGATAGTTGTGACCTAACTCAGCCGCATTCTGGCCGCCTAGTTCAGTCCTTGCCTTATTTTCTAAAGTACCTTGAGATGTTGCGTCACCGGTTGCGTGCAGATACCCAGAGCGAACATTCGCAGTTGTACTACCACCAAATGAATCAGTGATTGTATTCGCACTATACTTATAGCGAAGAGCAAATGCGAGACCAACCGGGCCACTCATCGGTTGAACACCAACGATCTCGTTAGTAATCAACTCGGGGAATGTACGGCGAATCATCGGTATAAGAATCTTCGGTAAACGTGCATCACCTTGTGCATATGTATCACTAGTGCCATATGTTCCGCTGCCTTGACCTGCACCCGCGCCGACATCACCGACGCCAAATACACTGCCTCCACCACCGCCCTGGCCTGAACCAGATACGTTGGCTTCCCTCAAACACCATTCTTCTTGATTCTCAAGGAGAATGGCGGTGTTCATCCGCGTATGCGGATTCTCAATAGGCGTAACTTTGTCAGAGGTATAGTCCAAAACAGGACTCCACTTCTCCAACAATTGCTCCGCTCTATTATTATCGATATAATTCGTATTAGGACGTGTTGTAGTTTCGTTCATAATATTAATTTTCCTTTCATTTATAATAATTTTTCCGTTGCATTGGAGAATCAGGTAGTATATACCTCAACATTTTATAATCTCATATTAGCTAATTCTTGAGCATAATGACTAACCGCTGTTTTTGGTTGTTCAACATTCTCTTCAACAACCTTCGCTTCCTTAGTCTTAGACTCTGTCATAGCCTCTTCCTTTAAAATATCAAGAGACTCTTGAGCTTTCTTGTCAAAAATGTTGACTGTATACTCAAAGTTCTCTTCAATAAACGCAAGATCTTTATCTTTAAAAGTCTTTCTCACGAAATTCGTTTTCCTCTCATCCATACCATTGAGCTTTTTCTCTAAATAAAGGTCCTTCTTAATACCTTCAAGCTCCTCAGACACTACATTATGAGATTCAGTAAGCTCGTTAAGTTCTTTCTTTTGATCATCAATAGTTTCTTTACCGTCTTTAACTGCTTCTCTAATAGACTCATTAGCTAATACCATATCAACTGAAAGCATCTTGCGAATTTCGCTTAATAAATCATATGCTCTCTTATTTGTAGTTGCCTCTTCAATTGTTTTAGTAGGAAGTGCTTCTTCTATATATGAGTCAAGATAATCAGAGACGGACTCAACAACAGTATCTTTTAATGAGGTCGCTTCCTCATTAATAGACTGACGATAACGACGAATAACATTCTTCAATTTACGAGCACGATCATGATCAACAGCCTCGACTACTTTATTGAGTTTTTTCGTATGATCTTTATCTATAGCTTCTAAGAGCTCTCCTAACTTCTTAGAGTGTTCTTCATCTTGAGTTGTAAGAGCAGCTTCTGTCGCGATCTTTGAACGCTCATCAGCCTTCTTCTCAACTGCTTCATCAAACACTGTTTCAATTTGCTTAAGACTATCTTCTGTAAGAACGTCTTTACCTACCTCTTTAAGTAAATCAGATATCTTGCTCATGATTAAAATAAATCCTTTTTAGTTGCTTTCGCTATTTTTTGTTTAAGTTTGTTTTCAACTACTGATTTTAGCTCTGTAGTTGCAACAGCATAATTCTTATCAATAATATTACTGATAAATGACTTGATCTGTTTATTCCGATCCATCATAATTATTTAAGTAATTTTTACCATTTTTTATATGTTTTTAATGAACTCAATAAACTTATTTCTAAAGTATTCATCGACATCTCTATTTGGTAATTTCTTTAAACTCTCTTCAAACCTATCAAAATACTCTTCAAAGTCTCCACAGCGATTTAAGATCCATTGTTTTGATTCTAATATACCGTTAACAAACGCATCTGAATAAGATGGATCAGCAACACAATCAATAGCGACTAACTTCATTTCAGTAACATGACCAATTTCACTATCAGTTTCTTGGTCAATTTTACCTAATGCTCTTGATGACATACCAACTCTTACACCATCTGTAACTAATTGCTTTACTATGGTACCGCAAGGAGTCTGTAACACTTTACTCTTACCATAAAAAATGTTACCGTCTTGTTTCATCTCGGTAACTATATGACATGCTCGTTCTAAATCGACTTCAGCTGTAGTAGGATGATTCAATTCACCCATTGCTCGATCTGTCCTAATCATTTCTTGATCATATCGAGTAACTTCCTGAACCATATTATCTAAATCATATACACGCTTATTTTTATTAACATCAGAAGCCATCATATAAGGGCCTTTAATATATAATCTTGATTCAGACTTATTATTCTTTTCTTCTACTATATATTCGAACTCTAAAGGGTCCGTTTTCTCTACTAGCAATTTAAAAGCCATAGCGCTATAAAATATTTATTGTTTATATTATCTTTTTCCGTTAAATAATTCTTTTTCCGTTAAAATTAAAAAGTTATAACCATGATCGTCAGCCCACTGTTTTGCCGCTCTCCACTTAGATTGATTAATATCATACGTTACTTGTTCATGTAACAAAGTACTTTGTTTCTTTCTCCCTCTCATAACAGGACGTTGAGTTTGACTATAAGGTTTTATTTCTACTAAATATTTTACCTTTTTATCTCCCTCCTTTAGTATTAAAGTATTATCGACGTAATACTTATGTGTTTGAGAGTCTATAGGACTTATATATGGTACAGCAACACACTCACTCGTCCATTCGAGTACATTTGGATTATAATCACACCACTTAAAAAAATGAAGTTCCCATGAGCTCCTATATTGAGGGTATTGCTTCCCTAAGAATTTTTGACCGTGAGTAGGTCTATATATACCTTTCTTAAAATTACCTTTTTTATGTAAAGCCATTACCCTATAAAAAACATAGGAGGAGCAGCATCACCAAATCCAGCTGATGCACCTTCAAACAATCTTCTTTCTAACTCTTTCTTCTCCTCTAATCCTTCCTGTAAAAGACTTGTATCAAGACCCGTACCACCAAATAATTGAGCATTGCCGAACTTACCTCTTACGCGACCTAATGTAATTTTAGTTAAAGCGGACGCATACTGATATACCCACGGTTCTTTAATAACGTCTTTAATATGTTTTTCAACATAACAAGTTAATACCCCATAAAACTTTTCATTCTTTTTAGGTTCAGGTATCATAAGTAAGTGTTGATTACGTTCATTAAATTTAAAATACCGTTTTGTGGAAAGCATTTTCTCTCGAGTTTCAAGCCATTGCTTTAATATATACCAACTAATCAAATCAAACCCATAATTACCCATTGCGTAACTGAAATAAGTTTGTTGCGCTAAAGTTTGCTCAATTGTAAATAATGTATTTAAACTACTACTTGTTGACTCATCATAACTAAATACCTCCATTACCTTCCTGTTTTGTCTTGTGAGACCATCCCACCTGCCAATAGAAGGGCTAGTGGCCGTGAGCTGACTTATTACAGTATAATCGTTTACTGTAATATTACGAGTGCCATTTATCTGACCGCCTTGAGTTACCGCTTCTGCTAATACAACACCAATCGATACTGACTGTGTATAGAACCCCGAACCTACTGGCCATTCTTCCTTAGCCATCCCTGGTACGGAGCTTATTGAAAACATGTCGTTCGCTGTTGTATTAGCACTACCATAAGGTGTAAGTTCAACTTGTATACCGGATCCAGCTGGATAGTCGGTATTAATTGATGATAAACATAAAACAATAGCCTTCTCCACTGACGCGTTTCCGTCATCTAAAGTCATCACAAATGTATAATCAGATGGATCAATAATAGTATCAGATGAATCAAATGAGAATAA